ATTTTACCTGATGATATGATTGGTAAACCTATTGGTTTCACCTGTTCAACATTTGATTTGCTTCATGCCGGACATATTCTCATGCTGGCTGAAGCAAAAACAATATGTGACTATTTGATTGTTGGTTTACAAAGTGATCCAACAGTCGATAGACCTGGTACCAAAAACAAACCAGTACAATCCATCGTAGAAAGGTATGTACAACTTTCTGCTGTGAAGTTTGTAGATGAAATTGTTGTTTATGATACCGAAAAAGACCTTGAAGATTTGTTGATGTTTATGCCAATCACAATGAGAATTATTGGTGAAGAATATGAAGGCAAAGACTTTACAGGCAAAGAGATTTGTGAGGACCGTGGTATCAAAATTTGGTATAACTCTCGCAAGCATCGTTTTAGTTCGTCTGAACTGAGACAAAGAACTTATCAATCTGAACTACTGAAAAGAACTTGAAAATGAGTGTGTTTAAAGATGTTGAAGAATTTATGGTTGCTGCTGGTCAATCGACCACAACTCCCAATTTCAAACAAGCTGAACTGTATGAAAAACTTATCAAAGAAGAATACGAAGAGTTTCTAGAGGCTCGAAAGAACTTTGATAATGTTGAAACTGCTGATGCTTGTTTTGATATGATGTGGGTTATTGTTGGTTACATGTTGTCTAGAGGTTGGAATCCTAATAAAATTTGGGATGAAGGCGCACTAAGTAATCTAAGGAAGATTGATCCTGCAACAAAAAAAGTTCTCAAAAGAGAAGACGGTAAAGTAATGAAGCCAGAAAACTGGCAAGCACCTGATTTTAGTAAGTTCGTTTGATGGGAGAAAAATATGAACGTTCGTGAAATTGCAAAGAAGATGGCTTTTGAATACAAACTGCCTCGTGCTGAAAAGTACGACCTCGCTTTGAGGGAGTATGATAACATGGTTGAAGTGATTGGCTTTGTGGCCGATCCAAATTATGATATGAGGGACTTTGAAGGACGGGAAATGCTATTTCCGAAGCGATGGGTTACATTGGGAGTTTTTCCCGCTGAAATGGAAGTGAGCACACAATGACAATTAAACTTGTAACATTTAAAACTAATCATACAATCATTGCTGATGTAGATTGTATTGATGACACCACAATTACCTTGAAAGAACCACTTCAGGTAGTTACACAACCAACAAAAGAGGGATCTGGCATCATGTTTGTTCCTTTTGTTGAGTATGCTGAAGAGTTCAAAACTGGTTTCAAAGTCTCAATGGAAAATGTATTGATGTTGAGTACACCAGTGAGTGAACTTGAAGATAATTATCGGCAAGTTTTCAGCCGCATTCAAATTGCCTCAACTCTTCCAAAGTTGTGATATACTGCAAGGATGAAATATTATACGAACATTTCCGTACAAGGCAATAACATTCTGTATCGAGGTGTAAACAACGGTCGGCGAGTCAAGAAGAAAATTGAATACTCGCCGACTTTGTTTTTGCCTTCTAATAAAAATACAGGATGGAAAACTCTATTTGGTGAAAATCTAGAAGCAAAGCGTTTTGAAACAATTCGTGAAGCTCGTGACTTTGTTAAGCGATATGAAGAAGTAGAAAACTTTAAAATCTATGGCAATGATCGGTTTGAATATGCTTATATTGCTGATGAACATCGTGGCCAAATCGAATGGGATATTTCAGAACTTTCAATTGTAATCATTGATATTGAGGTTGGTTCAGACAATGGTTTTCCTGATCCGTATAAGGCAACAGAACCAATCACAGCAATTGCTGTTCGTCAATTGAATGGCGGCATTACTGTTTATGGTTGTGGCGAGTATGAAAAACAAGGCAATGAGAACTATGTCCAATGTAAAGATGAATGGACACTTTGCAAAACTTTTCTGAAAGATTGGCAAGATAATTATCCTGATGTAGTTTCTGGTTGGAACATTGACTACTTCGATATTCCGTATCTTGTTAATCGTTTCAATCGCATTCTTGGCGAAGACGAAACAAAGAAACTTTCACCGTGGAATAATGTGTGGGAAAGAAATTTCGTACACAAAGGCCAACAAAAGAAAGTTTACAATATGACTGGCATTGCTGCGCTTGATTACATTGAAATGTATCGATGGTATGCTCCTGCCGGTAAGTCACAAGAATCTTATTCGTTAAATCATATTGCAGGTGTAGAACTAAATGAAACAAAAATCTCTTATGACGAATACGACAACTTGCACCAATTGTATAAACTCAACTATCAAAAATTTATTGAGTATAACATCAAAGATGTGGAACTTGTCGTTAAACTTGAAGACAAACTAAAACTTATTGAACTTGCTTTGACTCTTGCTTACGATACGAAAACAAACTATGAAGATGTGTTTGCTCAGACTCGTATGTGGGATTCTCTTATCTACGCATATTTGCTAGAAAAGGGTATTATTGTTCCGCCGAAAGAGATTCAAAGAAAAGATTCAGCGTTTGAAGGCGCATATGTAAAAGATCCTCAGGTTGGTATGCATGATTGGGTTGCTTCGTTCGACCTAGACAGCCTGTATCCACACTTGATGATGATGTACAACATTTCACCAGAGACATTGGTTGAGCCGCAAAACTACACTTCTGAAATGCGTCAACTGTCTTTGGATACAAATGTTGAAAATTTATTGACCAAAAGTTTGAACACAAATATTCTGAACAATCTTCAGATGACACTCACGCCAAATGGTCAATACTTTAGAACCGATATTCAAGGCTTTTTGCCAAAAATGCTTGAAGAAATGTATGAAGATCGGAAGAAGTTTAAGAAGTTGATGTTGAAATGTAAACAGGAATATATCGATGAGAAAAATCCTGTTAAGAAAGAAGAAATTGGAAAACTAGTTGCTCGTTATAATAACCTGCAACTTGCAAAGAAGGTTTCGCTGAATTCAGCTTATGGTGCTTTGGGTTCTCAATACTTTCGTTTTTACGATTTGAGAATGGCCCTCGGTGTGACTCAAGCAGGTCAATTGTCCATTCGTTGGATTGAAAATAAGATTAATTCTTACATGAATAAACTATTGAAAACGAACGGACAAGATTATGTTATCGCCTCTGATACAGATTCGATTTATCTCCGCCTTGGTGAGCTCATTGACAAAGTGTATACTGGCACACCGGAGACTGCTAAAGTTATCGCCTTCATGGATCGTGTCTGTGAAGATAAGATTCAACCTTATATTAATGAGAGCTATCAGGAGCTTGCTACGTATGTTAATGCGTATGCCCAAAAGATGAGAATGAAGCGTGAAGGTCTTTCGAATAAAGGATTCTGGACGGCCAAGAAACGCTATGTTCTCAATGTCTTCAACAACGAAGGCGTTCAGTATGATGAGCCTGACATGAAGATTATGGGTCTTGAAGTGGTGAAGTCTTCAACGCCTGCTATCATTCGTGAAAAGATGAAAGAGGCTATCTCTCTAGTCATCAACACCGATGAAGCAACTGTTCAAGATTTCATTTTTAACCTGCGTGAAGAATTTAAGAAATTGCCACCTGAAGATATTTCATTTCCCCGTGGCGTCAATGGCATTCGGGAGTATTCTGATTCTTCCGCCCTATATAAGAAGGGCACACCAATTCATGTGAAGGGTGCGATTCTTTATAACCATCTTTTGGCAGAAAAGAATCTCATAAAGAAATATCCTCTGATTAAAGAGGGTGAAAAGTTGAAATTCACATACTTGAAGATGCCGAATCCACTCAAAGATTCTGTAATCTCATTTCCAGTCCGATTGCCAAAAGAATTTGGTCTGCAAGAATACATTGATTACGAAATGCAGTTTGAAAAAACATTCATCGAACCGATGAAGATTATACTTGATTGTATTAACTGGAGAGTTGAGAAGGAGAATTCGCTAGAAAGCTTCTTTGCATGATACAAGCAATATTACCTTTTATAACGGCGATAGCTTTATCGGCTATCGCCGCATTTTATTCGGTGATTGGTTTAGCGCAAATATTTCCTGGTTCTTTTTGGCCAATTATTATTATGGGTTCTACATTAGAACTCGCAAAACTTGTAACAGTTTCATGGCTATATAATAATTGGAAAGAAACAGTTAGTGTAATGAGATATTATTTCATTGCAGCAATTGTTCTTTTGATGTTGATTACCAGTATGGGTATTTTTGGTTTCTTATCTAAAGCCCACTTAGAGTCAAATGTTGTTTTCGGCCAAAACAATGTACAATTACAAATTTTATCTGCACAAGAAAAAATTGCTAAAGACCGTTTAACATATTTGTTGAAGCAATCAGAAGACCCAAGTAAGAATACTGCTAGGCTTGACCGAGAAATACGAAACACACAAAATGAATTGGCAAAAATTACAAAAGAAAAATTGCCACTATTAACTGAAGAGAACAAATTGGCGGCAGAAATTGGTCCTATCAAATATGTCGCCGAGTTGTTCTACAATACAAATGATGAAAACCTTATAGATAAGGCTGTACGCCTCGTAATTTTAGTTATTATATTTGTTTTTGATCCATTGGCAATTCTTCTGTTGATTGCGGCGAATCAAACATGGCGAAATCGAAAACCACGCCTTGACAAACAACATAATGATAGTATAGAATTGATATCTAAAGATCAAATCGTTTATATAAAACTTGGAGAAACAAATGAGCATACTTGAAAAACTGAAGAAGAATTCCACAATTAAAGATACGGCAATTCTTTCCAAATCTAAATTCTTCAATGAGAAGGATCAAATTACTACACCAGTGCCGATGGTGAATGTAGCATTTTCTGGCAGTCTCAATGGTGGTTTTACACCCGGCCTTACAATGTGGGCAGGTCCATCGAAACACTTTAAGACTGCATTCAGTCTGTTGATGGCTAAGGCATACATGGACAAATATCCTGATGCTGCGCTCTTGTTCTATGATTCAGAATTTGGCACACCAATCAAATACTTTGAAACATTTGATATTGATATGGAAAGAGTTGTGCATACACCTTTGACTGATATTGAACAGTTGAAGTTTGATATCATGCAACAGCTTCAAGAAATTAATCGTGGCGACAAAGTGATTATTGTCCTTGATTCGATTGGTAATTTGGCATCTAAGAAAGAAGTTGAAGATGCTCTTGAAGGTAAGTCTGTTGCTGATATGAGTCGTGCAAAGCAGGTCAAGAGTTTGTTTCGTATGGTAACACCACACCTCACACTTAAAGACATTCCAATGGTGGTTGTGAATCATACTTACAAAGAGATTGGTATGTTCCCGAAAGATATTGTTGGAGGCGGCACAGGTTCTTATTATTCTGCTGACAACATTTACATTCTCGGCCGTCAACAAGAAAAAGATGGCACCGAGATTACTGGTTATAACTTTATTATCAATGTAGAGAAATCTCGTTATGTCAAAGAAAAATCTAAAATTCCTGTCAATGTATCTTTTGACGGTGGCATTAACAAGTGGTCTGGTCTACTTGACATTGCACTTGAATCCGGCCATGTGGTCAAACCTTCCAATGGTTGGTATGCAAAAGTAAGCCAAGACACTGGTGAAGTTGGCAACAAAGTGAGATACAACGACACTCAAACCGCAGAATTTTGGACTGAAGTTGTTGAAAATGAATCATTCCAAGAATTCGTGAGGAAGAAATATGAAATCACTTATGGCAGCATTATGGGACAAGCTGAAGTGGTGGAAGAAGCCGAAGATGCTTGAAGAAGGTAAAGATTACCACTTCATAGACTTCAACAATACTGACATAACTGGCATCGAATTACTGATGCCAGAATTCAGAGGTGTTCTTTTCAATTATGAAAAGGCAGGAGTAATTGAAGAAGGTGAAATTGCTCGTTTGAGTTTCGGTTATACTATTGTTCATCCAGGTGAACATGACATAGATGACTTGAATAAGAATGAAAAATTTCATACAATAATGGGTGACCTGTTGACCCAAATTTTAATGGCTAAGATTGAAGATGAGACTAGAAACAACAATTCTGAAAAACCTGATTTTTTCTGAGGACTATACACGCAAAGTATTGCCATTTATACAACCAGAATATTTTTCTGACAACAAGGATAAAAATCTTTTCAAGTTCGTTTCAGAATTTGTTAACAAATATAAGAATTTGCCAACTTATGAATCACTTGTAATTGAACTGAATGATTCAAGGTCTTTGACTGAACAAGAAGTTAAAAACACCATTGGTCTACTTGATGAAATCAATCAAAACAAAAATGAACCAACTGAAATTCAATGGTTGATTGAACAAACTGAAAAGTTCTGCCAAGACAAGGCAATCTATAATGCGATTATGGAATCTGTTTCAATTCTGGATTCCAACAATACTAATAAAAACAAAGGCGAAATTCCTAAGTTACTTTCAAATGCGCTCGGTGTTTCTTTTGATTCTCATATTGGTCACGATTATATTAATGACTACGACTCCCGATTCGAATTCTATCATCGACAAGAGACTAGAATTCCATTCGATCTAGAACTTTTCAACACAATCACCAAGGGTGGTTTGCCAAACAAAACACTCAGCATTTGTTTGGCTGGCACTGGTGTTGGTAAGTCCATGTTTATGTGTCATGTGGCTGCATCTTGTTTGTCACAAGGCCAGAATGTTCTGTATATCACACTTGAAATGGCCGAAGAACGAATCGCTGAGCGTATCGATGCCAATCTTTTGAATGTGACAATGAACGATCTTCACACAATGACAAAGTTGGAATACGACCGCAAATTTGAATCACTTCGAACAAAGACGCATGGCAAGTTGATTATCAAAGAGTATCCGACTGCTGCAGCTAACGCAATGCACTTCCGTGCCTTGTTGAATGAATTGCATCTGAAAAAGAACTTTGTGCCTCAGATTATCTTTATTGATTATTTGAACATCTGTTCTTCTT